ACCCGGTCAAGGTGCTGTTCGGCGTGTTCGAGCATGAGGAGGTCGACAACAAGATCGTCCAGAGCGGCGACGAGAAGCTGCTGGTCCGGACGACCGAGCTGGCGCTGGAGCCGACGAAGGACGACTACCTCGTCAAAGCCGACGGGACGCGCTACGACGTCGAGCTGATCCGGATCGAGCCGACGAGGAACGTGTGGGTGCTGCGCGGGAGGGCCAGCCGCAAATGAGAATCAAGATCGTTTCCGACGGGACGGCTGAAGGCACTGCCGTCTACGACGCGCTCGGCCACAAGGTCGAGGGCGCGATCAGCCGGATCGACATCGTGATCGACGCGAACAACCGGCAGGCGCCGAGCCGGGCCGTCCTGACCATCGACGATCCAGAGGTCGAGATCGTGGCCGAGAGGGAGGGAGATTGAGCCTCGCTGTCTTCGAGCCCGGGCGCCGGCTGATCGAGAAGCTGGTCTCCGACGGCTGGGCGGCGCAGACGCCCATCAAGTTCGAGAACGTGAAGTTCCACCAGCCGGCGAACGCCCCGTGGGTCGCGCTGTACGTCCGCTGGGCTTTCGGCGAGCAGGTGTCGGTCGGGCCGGTCGGCCGCCGGCTGGAACGGCACGGCGGTGCGGTGGTCGTTCAGGTCTTCACCCCCAAGAGCGGCGGACAAAAGTTGATGATGGACTACTGCGACGCCGCGGCGTCGGTCCTGCGAATGCAGACGTTGATCGACGCGCCGACCGGGATCGAACTTGAGCTGCGCGCGCCCGACCTGATCGACGCGGGAGAGGAAAAGCTGCTCCTGCACAAGAACGTCTCGGTGCCGTTTCGCATTGACGCTCTGTTCTGAACCAGTCAAACAACTTCGGACGAAAGGACAAACTATATGGCAGACACAAACAGGACGGCAGTTCGGTACGCGAAGGAGGCGTCTTTCGCGGCCGCCATCGGCGGCGCCTACTCGACGGGAAGCGTCAGCTTCGGCGCGCCGGCTCCCGACGGGGCGACGGTCGTAATCAACGGGCTGACCTACACTTTCGAGACCGGAGCGCTCGACGCCGCCTACAAGGTGGCGAGCGGAGCGTTGCCAGCAGAGAGCGCGAACAACTTGGCCGACGCGATCAACGCCAACCTTCAGTCGGTCGGAGTCGCCTACCACGCGGGCTCGCTGCGCAACCCTGACGTCATCGCCGTGTCGAACGGCGTCTCTCTCGTCACGCTCTACGCCCGGGTGCACGGGGCGGCCGGCGACGCCATCACCCTCACGGTCACTGGCGCCGGACTAGGAGCGTCCGGGGCGACCCTGACGGGCGGACTCTCCAGCAACTACGCGACGGTCAAGGAGCTGCGGTACGTCCGGCACTCGCTCAAGCACATGAAGGTCACGGTCGAGAGCGAGGAGATCCGAAGCGACCGAACTTCGTCCGGGTTGGTCAAGGTCGGCAACGGCGCGGGCGGCGATCTTGTCGGCGAGGCGAGCTGGGGAGACTACAACGACTTCAGGTGCTCGGCGATTCAGCAGCCGTTGGTCAGCGGAAGCTCGACCGCGACCGACTACGCGATCAGCGCTCTCGGAGTGTTGTCGAAAGGCGCGGGCTTCCCGGCGGCGCTGCTCAAGGCCAAGTACGTCAAGATGAGCGGCTGGGCGAACGCGACGAACAACGGGCTGCACCGGATCACCGCTGGCAACGGCACCAACTCTCTGACGGTCGAGAACTTCGTCGCCGAGGCCGTCGGTCCGAACGTCACCGTCTCGTGGGCGTACTCGAGGCAGGGCGGCGGGCTGGGAGTCACGCTCGAGTCCTACGTGTTCGACACCGAGGTCACCGACACCGGGATCGTCATCCCGCTGACCGGAATGTGCGTCAACACGTGGGCGCTGTCGCTCCAACCGCGGTCGAAGATCATGGAGACGTTCGGCTTCCTCGGCTACGGGCTGCCGAGCGGGACGAGCGCCCGGACCGACACGGTCGGGAACGCCATCACGCCGCCGTCGACCAACCCGATCATCAACACGACGAGCCACATTGCGCGGCTCTACCTCAACGGGAAGCTCGCCCGGGCGTTCGTCCAGTCGCTGGACTTCACGCTGAACAACAACCTGCGCGAGCGCCTCGCGCTGGCCCGCGAGGGGACGCTCCCGGTCGGCAGCGGCCAGAGCGCGCCGGGCGGTACGCTCGTCGCCTACTTCGACAGCCGGGAGATGTACGACGAGTTCCTGCTGCACACCGCGCAGTCGCTGGAGTTCACGCTGGTCGACAGCGCCGGGCGGGTGATCAACGTCTACATGCCGAAGATCCAGATGGGCGACGGCACGACCGACGTGCCGGGCACCAACCAAGACGTGTTCCTCAACTTGCAGTTCAAGGCTGAGCGCGGCGTCGGGTTCGACACGACGGAGTTCCAGTTCCAAGCGGACTTCCTGCAACCGTAACCAAACTTCAAAAGCGACCGAGGCCGATCCGGCGAGGGAATGAGTCCTTGTGACCCGGGTCGGCCTCGGCAACAATCCCGGGCATGCCGGACGAACAAGCGGTCGATATGGTCCGCGAGCTCAACAAGACGCTGGAGAGCCTGCGGAGCCTCCACGCCACGGCGTCGGCCGTAGAGAAGGCAAAGTTTTCGGACATGATCGAAGCCGTGGCGGTCGAGATCGTCCGACTCAGCGAAACAATAGACGAAAGGCAAACGTGATATGGACCTGAACCAGTTCAACGCGCGGTACAAGACCGATCCGGACAAAGAGATCAAAGGGATCGAGGTGGACATAGGAGAGAACTTCAAGATCGTGGTGGCGCGCAGCGGAAACGCCCGGGCGAACAAGCGGATGTCCGAGCTGCTGGCCGAGCCCGAGGTCGACATGAAGCGGCGGGCCGGCGCGATCGACGACGCGACGTGGGACCGGATTCAGCTGGAGGTAATGTCGAGCTGCATACTCGTCGGTTGGTCAGGTCTGACGACGGCCGACGGCTTGCCCGTTCCCTACTCGCAGGAGAAAGCCCGGGAGCTGCTGGCGAACCGCGACTTCATTAACGTCGTCCGGGAGATCAGCGGCGCGCAGGAGATGTACCGGGCGCAGGCGCTCGACAAGTCGAAAGACGCGCTGGGAAAAGCCTAGAGTGGGAGCTCGTCTACGGGGAGCGCGCCGGGGCGCTCCGCGAGCAGCAGATGGCCGAGCAGCGCGTCCTCCCGGCGCTGGCCAACCGGCCGGAGCTTCCACGCGAGCTTGAGGAGACGTGGGAAGCGTTCTGGTCGCTCAACCGGAGCCGGCAGATCGGGTTCTCCATCGGGCCGATCCCGCTGAGCGAGATCCGCGCCTACGTGGAGCTGTTCCGGGTCGTCGACGTCCGGTCGTTCGTCGAGTGCGTTCGCCACATGGACGGAATCTACTTGAAGGACTACCACGCCAAGCACAGTGTCGGGAATGGCGACTGACACGTTCAGGACAGACGTGAGCCGGTTCTTCCGGGGCGTCGACCTCAAGCTCGAGGCGGTTCTCGGCGGGACGGCCAAGCAGCTGCACGCGCGGGTGCGCGACATCACGCCCTACCGGACGGGCCGGGCGCGGGCGAGCTGGAACATCAAGGGCAACGCCAGCGACGACCAGCCGGCGCCCGACATCGGGCTCGGCGGGATCGACGCGACCGACGCCGAGATCGCGGCGGCCAACGCGTTCTTCGACTCGCTGGCCCGGTCGAAGGCCAACTTCCAGATCGATCCCGGGACGAAGGAGGTCCACGTCACGAACACCGTCCACTACATCGAGGGGCTAAACGCCGGGCGCAGCCAACAGGCGCCGGCCGGGTTCTTCAACGCCGTGGTGGCGAGCGCCGACCTCGTCGCGCGGTCGGTCGCGGCGAAGGTCGCGACCGGAGGAAAGCCGTAATGGAGATCGCACGACTTCAGATCGTCCTCGACATCCTCGCCTCGCGCCGGGCGGTCAACGAGCTGCAAGCCGACTTGTTCCGCCTCGACCAAGTGGCGAAGTCGGTCGGCCGGCGCATGAGCGACAGCGTCAACACCGCATTTCAGGGGATGACGCAGCAGAGCCGGGCGGCCGCGGCGGCCGTCCAGCAGTTCGGCCAGCAGGCGCAGCAGGCGACGCGCAACGCCGCGAGCGGAGCGCAGAACGTGGCGACGCAGATGGGCGGGATCGAGCGGATGCTTGGCAACCTCGGGCGCAGGTTCGTCGGGGTGTTCGGAGCGTTGCAGTTCGCCCGGCTCGGCCGCGAGGCGGTACAGGCGGCCATCGACTTCGAGCGGATTGAGAACGTGCTCAAGCTGGTGACCGACACCAGCGGCGAGGCGGCTTTGCAGTTCAGCTTCCTCCAGCGCGAGAGCCAGCGGATCGGCATCTCCTTCAGGGACACGGCCGACCGGTTCGCCCGGTTCGAGGCGGCGGCCCGAGGGACCGGCGTCTCGACCTTGCAGCTCAAGGAGACGTTCATCGCGGTGGCGGAGGCCGGCCGGCGGTTCGGCCTGACCACGCACGACCAGCAGCGGATCTTCCTCGCGCTCGAGCAGATGGTCAGCAAGGGCGTGGTCTCGATGGAGGAGCTGCGCCGCCAGCTGGGCGACGCGCTGCCCGGGGCGTTCCAGATCGCGGAGCGGTCGATGGGGATGACCGGCCGGGAGTTCAACAAGCTGGTCGAGAGCGGCAACCTGATGACGAAGGACTTCCTCGGGCCGTTCACGAAGGAGCTGGCCAAGATGGCTCCGGCCGGAGAGTCGGTGGCGCAGACGGCGGCCGAGATCAACCGGCTGAAGAACGCGTGGGACGCCTTCCTCGCCTCGGCCGGCCGGCAGATCCCGGTCAAGGCGGCGGCGCAAATGGGCACCGGGCTGCTGGAGATGCTGACGCCGAACACCGCGCGGCAGGAGGAGCTCAAGGGCATCCGTCGGACGATGGCGGCCAGCGGGCTCGACCTCGCGAACGTCCGGAAGTTCCCGGACGATCGGTCGGTCGACAAGGCGATCAGCGAGAACCAGATCCTCAACGCCGCCAAGCTCGACGCGCAGGCCGAGGCGGAGATGCAGCGGCGCGAGCAGATCCGCGAGCGGATGTTCGGAGGCACGCAGCGGCTGCGCGAGCTCGGCACTCAGACGTTCGAGTCGTTCGTCCAGAAAAACCGCCAGCCGAACGAGGAGGAGACGAAGAAGTTCCAGCGCGAGTTCGAGTCGATCCGCCTGCGCGGGTTGAGCGGCCGTCAGGAGATCGTCGCGTCGTACGACGCGGAGGAGAAGAAGGTCCGCGGGCTCGGGCTGGCCTACGCGCAGACCAAGCAGTTGCTCGAGGCGCTGAACGAGGCGCGCCGGCGAGAGCTCGAAGACTTCGACCGCAAGCAGGAGGCGGCGGACGCCGACAAGCTGTCCGACGCCTACCGCAAGAACGCCGACATGCTGTCGAAGTTCACGGTCGAGGGGATGGAGCCGGCTGCCGCGGCGGCGGCGAAGGTCAACGAGGAGTTCCGGAAGCAGTACGAGCAGCTTTACGAGCCGGACGAGATCGGGATCGACGTTACGGACACGATCAGCAAGCTGAACGAAGCGCGGTCGCGTCAGCTCGCGCTGGTGGCGGCGAAGCGTAACCGGGCGGGCTTCACCGGCGAGAGCGTGTCGGAGCTGCGGGCCGGCATCCGGGCGGGCGAGAGCGGGCTGATGACGGCCGAGGACGCCGACGCGTTCGACGAGATCAGCCGGTCGATCCAAGACCGGAGCGCCGAGCTGGCCAGACGGATGAAGGCCGACGCGGTGACCGTGCAAGAGGCGTGGTCGGTCGGCTGGGAGGCTCAGTCGAAGTCGTTCGGAAGCTTCAGCGAGCGCGTGGCCGAGGCCGGCGCGGGCGTGTCTGAGTCGCTCGACCGCAACTTCACAGACGCTTTCACTGCGATGATCACCGGGACGAAGAGCGCGAGCCAAGCGTTCAGCGAGATGTCGACCTCGATCGTCAGCGACCTCGTCCGGATCATGGTCCAGCAGATGGTCGTCCGCACCGTCCTGCGGGCGGTCAGCGGGATCGCCGGGGCTGGCGCCGGCGCGGGCGGCGGCGACACCAACGCCGACTACGCCGCCTTCGGTCCGGAAGGCGCGCAGCACTTCGGCGGATCGGCCGGGGATTTCTCCAGCCGGCGCGGCGGGACCGACAGGCGGATCTTCGTCGGGGCCACCCGCTACCACTCGGGCGGCGTCGCCGGCGACGAGATCCCGGTGATCGCGACCCGCAACGAGGCGATGATCCCGGACAAGCTGCTCGGGCCGATCGGCAAGATGATCTCTGGCGCGCAGCGGCAGCCGCAGAAGGTCGAGATCTACAACGGAGTGGACGAGACGGCGCTGACGGACCACCTGATGCGCAACCCCGACATCATCGTGAACTTGATCGGCCGCAAGAAGACGGCTATACGGCAGGTGCTCGCATGAAAGGAACCAGAGTAGAGCCAGACGCAGACGGCCAGCTCTTGCTAAAAGAGGGCGAGTACGGAAAGGACCGTCGCGGCGTCTGGATGTGCCGGCCGCCCGGAAGCCACATGGGAAGCCTTCAGGGCCACCAAGTGAATGAGCACACTGACGGATCGATCTCGGTCACGCCGTCGATACTGATCGACGACGGGCGGACAAAGTGGCACGGCTACCTGACGAACGGGGAGTGGAGAATGTGCTGACCGGGATCAATTGATCCCGCTGAACAGAAGGCAAAAAAATGCAATTTACGATTACTACACCGACAGTCACGGGTGAGAACGGCAGCTTGATCTCGCTGCTCGACACCGCGCTCGTCGCCGCCGGCTGGACGAAGGCGTTCAGCGGGACGAACAAGGCGGCGTACCGGCAGGGCGGCGGAAACCAGTTCTACCTCCGGGTGCAGGACGACAGCCCGGGAGCCGGCGTCGCGCGGGAGGCGCGGATCACCGGATACGAGACGATGTCGGACGTCGACACCGGGACCGGGCCGTTCCCGACGGCCGCGCAGGGCGTCGGCGGGATCGCGATGCTGGTCGCGCGCAAGAGCGCGACGGCCGACGCGACGGCGCGAAACTGCGTGATGATCTGCGACAACCGGACGATGTACTTCCTGTGCCTGACCGGAGACTTGGCCGGGAACTACTACGGGTTCGGGTTCGGCGACTTCTTCTCGCTCGTCCCGTCCGACGGCTACCGGACGTTCATCAACGGGAGGACTGGCGAGAACACGTCCGGCGCTTCGACCGAGAAGCTCGACGCGGTCAGCGGGTTCATCAACTCGGCGCAGCCGGGGTTCTTCATCGCCAGAGGCTACACCGGGCTCGGAACCTCGATCAACGCGGCCAAGTCCGGCGACCACACCAAGAGCGGGGTCGGCACGCTGCTCGGGATCGTGCCGTTCCCGAACCCGGCGAACGGCGAGCTCTTCGTCTCGCCGGTATGGATCGGCGACCCGGTGACGTCGCCGGCGAACAACATTCGAGGGCGGATGCGCGGGTTCTGGCACCAGTGCCACCCGCTGGCTGCGCTGACCGATCTCGACACATTCACTGGCGTCGGCGACCTCGCGGGCAAGACCTTCAAGCTCTACAAGCAGGGCGGCAACACCGGCATCTACTGCATCGAGACTAGCAACACGCTGGAGACAAACTAATGGCCGACCTCGGATCAATCGGAGTCAACGGCGCCATCTACCAAGGGAGAGCGACCTACCCGCAGGCGCAACCTTACTTGCTTCGGTCGCTCGTCGCCGACGGCCGGTACATGGTTCTCGGCAAGCGCGACGACGCCGAAGGAACGGCCGACGCGCCGTCGCTGAAGATGAACAACCGGGGAGAGTTCCGGTTCCGATGGAGGGTCGCCTCCGGCTCGCGCACGGTCACCGTCAGCGTCAAGCAGCCGATCAACCTCTCGCCGCGGCCGACGCTGACCGTCAAGGCGAACCCCGAGATCGGCGTCAACGCCGACGTCAGCTCGACCGCTCCTTCGGGCGCCGGCTGGGTGGCGATCGGCCCGGTGTCGGTCTCGCCGACCAGCGCCGGAGTCCTGTTCGTCGTGTTGAACGCGCGGTACGACAGCCAGCTCGATCCGTGCTGGTGGGATCAAATCGTGGTGACGTGAGATGGCAGAGCTTTTCAACTACTGGTCCGACGGCGCTCCGATGCTGCTGCCGGGCGCGTCCGGAGACTTCAGCGACTGGTCTGACGGCGGGCCCGTCGTGCTGGGCGCTCCGCCAGAGTTCTCCCTCGGGCTTCCGAACACCATCCTCCCTCCGGTCTTCCTCGACACGCCTCCCGACTGGCTGAAGCCCGTGTCGGTCGTCACCCGCTGGGACACGGCCATACAGGTCAACCGCGAGGGCGGCGAGCAGCGGGCGAACATCATGGCCCGGCCGAAGCTCGGTCTGACCTACAGTCGGTCGGCCCTCCGTCCGCAGCAGTTCGCGATCAACCGGGCCAAGGCGATGAAGGAGGTTGGCGCGGCCGTGGTCGTTCCGGTCTGGACCGAGTACGGCGCCGCCGACTCGTTCGCCGCCAACTCCGTGACGCTGACGGCGACGATCACGAGCCTGAAGTTCAAG